GTCAGCAACAACAAATTCACCCCCTTCATAATTATCATTTAAAAATAAAAGTGATGATACTTGAGGAAATCCATATTTTTGTCCATGTGAATGATGGATATTATCACAATGTTTTGACATAAAACCGCCTTCTGAATATTTATTTATTCTAAAATCTGTATGATGAATAACAGAAAAAAGTTCATGTTCTTCAGAATATTTTTTGATTATATATTCAAATGCAGCTTTGATATCATTATAATATACATTACCATTTTTTATCCATACTTCATCCATACATACTCGTTCATTTGAAGTTTTTGTTTTTCCTTTATGATTTGCATATGTAGATGGTTGAAAATTAAAATTATAATTAATTATATCTCTACACAATACATGAGGAACAACCTCTTCATAGTATCCAATATATTTTTTCATACCATTCCAGCTTCAAACTTCTTCCACTCTGTTGCGTTACGAATATCCCATCCACGATTATCAATAGATTTGATAACACCATCAATGTACTTAATGATACTTTCGTAATAACTAATCTTACCCTGTAGCTCTAAAATTTCATCATCAGAATTGATATACATTTGAAGATCAGTTTTCAATACCTTCAAATCAAATGGTTTTGCAACATACACCTTTGCATCTGACTTACCGCCATAGTACTCCCATTTAGCACGATACATCTTTTGATGTTCTGCTCTTCTCATTATAAGAAGGTGATCGTACTTCGATCTATATTCTAACCACTTGGGTTTTATGTTTTGATTTTTAAAAGACTCTTGATCAAGTCTTTCTTGGTCTAGAATTGCAAGGTCTTCTCTTGCTTCATGTTGTAATTCTTCAAATGTCATAATATATTATATCACTTTAAAGATTTATTGTCAAGAGTAAATCGTCTATAATGTATTAATTTCATAGATTTTATAAGAAAAATCAGCTGTGGCCGTCATATACTCTACATCCGTTGCGGCTTGAGTATATTCTAAAGCTCCTAACGATGTGGGATAGATATCTTGAAAAATTACCTCTATAATAGGATTATTTTTATTGGAAAGAATCATAATATATGCATCGGAAAATAATGCATTTGCTGGAGTCGATGGTTGTACATCACCAATATCCTGACTTGTTCCTTGTGTTGTTTGTGCTAAATTTGAGGTATTTGCTCTAAAGTCTTTAAACTGTTTTCTATCTTTAGGAAATCCTATTGCTGTCATCCACTCATGTAATGAGGTATAGTTTTCAAGATACTCATCAACAATGAATGTTATTGACAAACTTTCATAAGTCAATTTATCTCCCATAATAGGAATATCTTTATATGGTGTGGGAAATACTGTTTCCCCCAAAGTAATGCCTGGGATATTTGCATTTACCGTAAAAAATTCCACTTTCGGTAATTGATTAATACCAAATTTAAATTGTGTGGGACTTGCATAATCCAACTTTGTTGGTTGTCTATCTAATGTTCTAGTGGTTGCCATATTAGTATTTATAATAAAAAAAAGAGGGTGCCGAAGCACCCTCTAAGTTTATAGTCAAGTTTCTTATTATGATTACATAAGGTTTGTAACTTGAACCCTACGATACCAAGCGTTGGTATTTGCATCCAACGAAGCATTAGCATTAGCTACACCACTTGTGGTCGTAGCTGCACCAGCATCGGCAAATGGGTTAGCAGCCATTCCGTAACGAGTCTTGAAACCAATCTTCGGCTGGAAGGTATTCTCACCAACCGCACGAACCATCTGTAGAGGAACGTATGGGCAGTAAAAGAACCCTGCATCATAAGGTGAAGTACCCTTATATCCGCAAACATAATACTGTTTCGCAACTACATTAGCTGCATACGGATCAACATAAACCTTAAAGCGACCATTCATTACACCAGCAAAGGTGGTAGAAGTGTCATCTACATTAAGGTTGTTGTTAAGAGCAGGAGTATAATCAAGTACACCAGCCATCTGAAGAGCAGAAGCAACGTCTGCTGAACAGATAATCATGTTACCCTTACCCCTACGAGTCTGTTGACCAATAGCGTTGGCATCACGTTCAATGGCAAACATTAGGCCTTTGAACTTCTCAACTGACCAACGACCATTTGAGTCGGTGTCAAGATCGAAAATACCAGCAGTAGTTGTGTTAATCTGAGCACCCTTAACAGCGGTGATATACAGACTACGAATAACTTCACGATTGATTTCTGCAAGAATTTCAGAACTAAGAATATTAGCAAGTTCTGTTTCTGCATCTAGACCGTGAATTGCCTTCAAGTCCTGAGCAAGTTCCATTGTATACTCAGCCTTAAGGGCACGACTAACAGCAGTAACAGTTGATTTCTCAATTGAGAACGCCATCTCTGCGAAAGCGTTGGTAGTAGTATCACCCAAAGTTTCACCCTGAGCAGTAGTCATACCAGTTGGACTTAAATAAGTACCAGCAGGACTATCGTTCAGAATAGCAGGGTTACTGCCTGTCATTGCGGATGAAGTAAGATCACCAGCAGCATCATCAGAAGCAATACCTGTGTCTGCTTCATCAACAAGGGCTTCTGCACCGTCCATTGACAAATATGTAGACCGCATTGCAAAGATAAGACCAGTTGGCCCTGTCATTGGCTGCACACCACATACATCATAAGCAATAAGGTTAGGCATTGCACGCCGAACCAATGAGATCAAAATCGGGTCCCATGTGTCAAATTGTCCACCTGTACTAACAGTTGGAGCTGCTTCTGAAAGGAAACTTCTATCCTCTCTAAGAGCCTTTTCTTGGTTTTCAAGAATAAGAGTGGTAACCGCCCGCTTATAGGTATCCGTGATCGGAGGAAGATCAGGATGATCTAGGACTGGCTGCCACTTTTCTTGTAGATGTTCTGTTTGAAACATTTGTTTCTCCTTTTTATTTTACATCTTTTATAATGTTTGTTTTGCACTCGCCTTTTGATTACGACTGATAGCAGACATATACTTACCCATCGTATCTGTCGTATCAACGTCCTGTGCGGTGCTACCATCTTCATCATCAAATGTTCTTGTACTTGTTAACGTCTGCATTTTCGGAAAATAACTTTCCTTCAGAACATCAAGTTTGTCTCGGAAGGACTCTTCATCACCAAATTCAACGTCTTTCGTTAAGTCTTTGAACTTTTCAATCTCTGTGTCGGCTAAATCTTCGGAAACCTCAGAAATAACCTGTTCACGAACTAGATTATTCGTAGAGTTATTAAGTTCAACATTTTTTTGAATTGTCTCATTTAACTTCTCTTCTAATTCGGAAATCTTTTCAGATTGTGCTTCCAGAACGTCATACTTTTCGTCTGGAACATCAATATAATGATCTTCAAACAACTGTTTCAGTCCAGAAATGAAGTCTTCTGCAATCTCACCTTTTAATCCACGCTCGATTGCTAACTCATTTTCCTTGGTCCATTCCTCTACAACATAGTTGAGATAAGTATCTACCTTCTCAGTAAGTTCCTCTTTGAAGGTATCTATTTCTTGTTCTTTCGTATCATGATAATCTTTTGACATACGTTCTACTTCAGACCGTATTTTAGATTTAACTGCAGCTTCAAAAATTGTGGCTGCCTTTTCTTTAAACTCTTCTGAAAGGTCTTCACCTTCTACAAGAGCTTCAACATCTTCCTTAACGGAAATGTTTTTAATCTTCTCTTCGATTTCTGCCTTGGCATCTTCTAGTTTCTTTAACTCTGCCTCAGACTCAGCAGTCTCAGCTTCATCAAGAGAACTCTGATAACCAGCATACATGTTCTTAAGTTCTGTAGCTTTCATCTTTTCAAAAAATGCAAGATGATCTGCTTTTGTCTTTGGAGCTTCTGACAACTCTTCACCATCATGGTCAGTGTCATCACCAGCAGCAAGCTTTTCTGGTTTATCGGGTTTGCCTTCACCCTTCTGTTGTGCATCGCCAGAAGTTTCTTTTGCCTTTGCAGCAGCTTTCTTAGCGGGGGCATCTTTCTGCTCGGGGTCAACAACTGGTTTACCTAAATCATCAACCTCTCCGCCGGGGGTTTTGCCGTCTAATTTATCGGCTTTTTCAGCAGGAGCAGCACCCTTTTTTGTGGGGTCTTCAGCCTCTTCAAGTTCAGCTAGAACTTCTGCTTCAAGCTCTTCAATAGTTTTTTCTAGTTCATCGGACATAGGGTGTCTCCTTACCTTTTTGTAATTAATATTTATAAGTTATAACATTTTGAGGAATTTGGCGAACTCTAATGCTCTTATATTCGCCTCATTTCGACGCTTTTTAACGTCAAATTTCTTTTTTAAATCCGCAACATGTGCTTCAACAAGTGATCCATTGTTCCAAACCCACTCTTTTCCCTCCATAATGCCTTCTACGAAAGCATTAGGTGCGGATGGGTCTGCTACGATATCAGCAGCTGTTGCGAGATAAAAATCATCTCTTACATAACTGGCTCCGTTTTTTTGATTCAAACTTCCCATACCTCTAGAAGAAACACCTAGTTTTGCACCCTCATCCATTAAATTTTTAACTATCTTACCCATAGGTGTTTCCATGATCTTTGCTTCGCCAATAAAATTTTTGCCATCAGGTGTCAAACTTGTAATCATATGGGACACTCTTTCCAGATTGACCGTTGGTCCGTCTGGATGTCCCAGTTCCCCAAATGCCCGATTTTGTTGAATAAAATTCTTATTATATTTCGTAACTTCTTTTCTCAATATGTCCAATGGATATACACGGCCGTTACGATTCTTTACATCCGCCTGCATAAAAATACCACGAATTTTGTAGTTTTTACCACCATTTTCTTTTGCTTCAGTGATAAACTCTACATTTTCTACAGCTTCTGAAAATAATTTTACCGTGTCCATATTATTTTTCCTTATGTAATGTTATCCCATCCAGATACTTTTCTCATTTTAATTATTATAGTTCCAGTGCAAGCACCATCATTTTCTATGTAAATACCAGCATCAGAACCAGCTGTTTCATTAATTACTGAGATACTAAAATTAGAACGTAGTGTTCCTAAAGTAAAA